CCCGTTAAGGTTTTACAGTACTCCATACCTCGTCGATGAAAGCACGGCGAGGTTTTTTCTTTTCATGTTCCCGCTGGGCATCCCATGCCCGCAGGCGCAGGAAACCCAGCATGTCCATTTCGTCGATTTCCTTCATCCGCCAGCCGTTTTTCATCAGCTCATTGTATGTGGCGTAGACGTATTCCGGCAGCGTCAGGGTTCCGGAGCGATCGGAGTGATCGTCTGCAGAATCTCCTCCGCTTCCTGCGTCACCGGAATCGTAGGGAAAGAATCCAGCACCTCTGTAGTCTGGGTCTGAACCGCCATCAGGGCCAGAGCGATATCATGCATCAGCCGGTCGGCGGGATAATTGTCGTACACTTCATCTGGGGTGAACTGGTTATTGAAAAGGATGCAGAACCATTTCACCATGGTGTCCAGAGCGTCTGTCACAGTCATCTGTTCTTCGGCGATGTCTTTGCCCTCCACGGCATCCTGGGACAGACGGACCAGTTTCCCATAGGTCTTCGCGGCAGGCTCCATTTCCCGCAGCGCCCTGCCGGAAACAAAGTCCATGGTGTATTTCTTTTCACCGAGAGTGCATGTGATCATAATGCTTTCCTCCATCACAGAATAAAAAGCTGCCGTACAGCATTATGGCCATACGGCAGCTGGGTTATGGGGATTACGGGGTGAAGCTGGGCGTGTACACGCTCGTCAGGAAGGTTTCTCCCATGGCAGCGGTGAAGCCGTTTTCACCCTCGTCGGCAACCGCCTGGTACCGGGCATCGTGGGTACGTTTGATCGCGGTCCACTCCACCTCACCGGTCTGGCGGTTAATGGTCGTTCCTTCCTTGGTGGCATAGTTCTCAGTGAGGGGTTTCGCCCGCACCTTATACAGCCACACGAAGCGGAACTTGCCGTTGGACTTCTCACTCTTGAAGCCGACCGCGAAATACGGGGGCTTGTCCGTGGAAGTCCGGATCAGGACGCCATTGTCGTCGATCTCGTTGCCGAAGATCTTTTCCTGAATGGCAAGCGGAATATCCGCCATCTTCGTGGTGAAGGTCAGTTCCGGATCGGGGTACAGGACATCGAACTCGATATCGTCCGCATACTGGATGTCCGGATCGGCATTGTCCGGGGTGATGGTCGCCTCAATGGCACCAGCCACCAGCTGCAGATCACCATAGGTCAGGGTTTCCTCAGTGTCGACCGTCAGCGGGGCGATCACCATGTTCTTCAGGCCGACCGTGGAAGATACGGTCGGAGAAGCCGCAGGATTGTTAGGCATAAACGTTTACCTCCAATTTCATCGGTTTTTGAGCTCATCCCGGAGGACGCGCTTCATTTCTTCGTAGGCCTCATCGGCCCGGGTATCAAAGGCAGGACGGACAAAGGGATGCGCGGGAGCCGGTGCGGGTCCGCCGTGGCCAAACTCCACAGGGTTGGCGTAGTAAGCGCCTTTCTCGCTGTGATGCACACCAATTGTGATCTGCTTTCCGCTGCCGCGCCGTTTCTTCACCGAGCCTGTGTGAATGGAAGAGTGCAGAGCATCCGTGATGATCTTCGGATCTGTACTGGCGTTGTGGAGCATCTGCTGTTCAATGGGAACAGCACCCGCTTTCAGGGCACGATTGACACCTGGCCCCTGATCCAGCGCATATGCCATGTTCACCAGATCGTCTTTCAGGTCATCAAACCCACGGAGTTCAATTGCCATACCACACATCCTCCCTCCAGCACCACGTCCACTGAACTGTGTACTGCCGGGTAGCTGTATCGTAGGCTGGCTGGTTGTAACCCTTGTCGGATTCCTCCACCATCGTAAAGCCGTACTGGTACATAGCTGCCCGGATCGTATCCGCCATATCGGTCGGATCGTTATCGCTCCACAGGTTCAGGTAGACAAAAGTGCGGAAGGAAGTCACATGATCGTCGTGATGGCTTCCTTCCGTGGTTGTCGTGGAGTAAACACAGTACTGTTCCGGAGGATTCTGGTTAGGTGAAGTTGCCCGCCATATGCCAGCGTAAACAGGAATGCCGATGTTCGCCAGCGCCTGCTGTACCTGTTTCATCCGCTCACCCCCTTGGCAAGGGAAGCCTTCAGGCCGAGATAGGTGCGTTTGAAGCTATACTCGCCCAGAGTTGAGATGTTCCATTTCTCTCCCTGAAAGCGCACCCACATCCCGGGCTTGATGTCCTTCCGGTACCGGATGGTAAAGTTGATGACAGCCTCGGTGTTCATGACGTCGGCGGCACGGTAGTGCTGGTTTCCAGCATCCGTCACAGCAGCCCATACCCGGCAGACCACGACATCTGTCGGGGTGGGATACCCGTTTTCATTGATCACATTCTCTGTATAACCGATCTCGATTTTGTGTTCGAGTTCCCCCGGATGTGGATCGCTTTCGAAGTTTTTGTAACCCCGCACAGGCCATCACCTCCGTCAGAACATCTTTTCAGGATCTCGATACCGGTACAGCAGATTGTCAAACGCCATACGGGTTGCTTTGTAGGTCGTCATATCGGGAATGTCCCGATTCTCATAGTAGAAACTGGTCATGAGGATGACAGCCAGCCGGACAGGCTCAGGAGCATCCGGGATATTACCCTCATCGTCGGGTTCCTCAAAGGAGACCCGGCAGTAGTCCTCGGCTTCTGCCTGAGCCTGTTTGATCAGGCCTTCGATATAGCTGTCTTCCTCGTTGTGCTCGATACGCAGATGCGCTTTGACCTCATCAACGGAGACGATCATCGGGGATCACCTCCTGAAGAGGCGCGATGATCCCAGCATCCCGCAATACGGACAGCAGGCGGTTGTAGTCCTCACGGATCTGGGCTACGGTGGTCGCCGTGCTGTCAGCCAGAAAGGGCAGCGTGACAGTTTCACCTCCCGGAGGAAGATCGAACAGTCCCTCGCCGCCTTCCACACTGGCACCGGGCAGGAAGGTCAGCTTCCCACCGATGACCAGTTCATTACCGCCATAGGCAAAATAGCACTTCGACATGGCTTATCCCTCCTGCGTGGTCGGCTCCACGATCTTCATCGTGAAGGTGGTCTCGGCATAGCCGTCAGCCTTCAGGGTGAAATACTTTTCACCGGCCAGGTATTCTGCCTGCTCGGCCTTGATGTACAGCACAAAGTCACCAGCGGAAAGGCCAAGGGCAGTCGCTTCGGTCGCGTCATCCGCAGACAGCATTGCGCTCGCGCCGGTATCATCGGTAAACTTCACGCCCACGACAGATCCAAGGCCCGTGCGAACACCAAAGCCCAGCCACTTATGCGTTCCCCAGGTCTCCCCATGATTCGCATTTACCAGTTCACTGACCTTGCAGTTGAGGGTAATTGTGATCTCCGTGCCGTCGATCGTCACAGTGGCATGACCGCTGTTGGCGGCAGTTTCACTGGTCGGCATGGAAGCGGGCGTCGGACAGGCCAGAACGGAGACATTCCATTCATCCGGGATCATGATGCCAGCATCTTTCAGCTTCTTGATCAGGGTATTCAGGTCACTCCGGATATCAGCACCAGTATTGGTGGTCTTTGGGACAAAGTTCTCCGCACCGGGAAAACCGGCAATGCTGCCGCCCTCATCGAAGACCAGCTTACCGCCGATATGGGTGACATCGCCGCCCTGCTCGGTATAGTTCTTCGTGTTATAGCTCATAACTCAGCACCTCCATTGCTGGAAGGGAGCCGCACATGGCAGTACGGCTCCCGGTTGATTACGCCTGCTTCAGCACCTTCACGGCTTCGGGCAGGATCAGCTTGCCATCCACACGCTGGGAAGCAAGGAACCCGACCTGGCCCGTGGGAGCATAGAGCTCATTCAGGCGTTTGAAGGAACGGCCTTCACGGTCAGCCACCCAGTAGTACCCCAGGTCGCCGAACAGGATGGTTTTGTTTCCGGTTGCCAGAGTGGGCATGAAGCCGGAAGTGTACACGGGGCGGTTCAGGATGGTGTCGGGAGTACCGGCAGTGATGGAGGGCTGCCACAGGTACTGGCCCTGACCGTCCTTCAGCTTGCGGAGAGCTTTCACCGTCGCGTCGTTCATGATGAACACAGCGTTCCGGCGATAAGGAGCACGCAGGCTGTAGAACAGGTCGATCACTTCATCCATGGTGATCTTGTCAGCGGCAGCGGCGGTCACCCCGGTTTCCGCACCGCCGGTCGCGGCCAGGATACCCAGCGGCTTGCCGGTGCCATTGCCGGTGAAGAAGGCTTCTTCCTCGGCGGCACCGATCCGGCGGGCGAATTCCTTAGCGATATAAGCGGGCATGTCGAAGACGGAGTCGTTCAGGAGTTCCTCACTGATCTTGATCATGGTCGCCAGCTTGTAAGCGCCGATG